GGAGAAAAAATGGGGCTTGCGTTCCAGCTTCAGGACGACTTACTTGATGTATATGGTGATCCAGCAGTTTTCGGAAAGAAAATCGGTGGAGACATTTTGTGCAACAAGAAGACTTTCATGTTGATTCATGCCAAGAGTATTTCGAATGCAGAACAAGAATCTGAACTGAATTTCTGGATTTCCGAAAAAGATTTTGTTCCTGAAGAGAAGATAAATGCGGTGAGGTCTATTTACGATGCACTCGACATGCAAACAATTTGCCGTAAAAAGATAGAAGAACTGTTTGCTCTTTCTCTGGCTGCTTTAGAAAAGGTGAACGTTTCGACTGAAAAGAAAGAGTGTTTACGTGAATATGCACATCAACTGATGGGTCGCAACTATTAGTTTGTCTTATGAAAATTAGTCCTCTATATTATTAATGTATATTCAATGATAGACACACATGCTCATCTTGATGGTGATGAATTTGCAGAGGATATTTCCGAAGTGATTCAACGAGCAAAATCAGCAGGCGTTGAGAAGATATTTCTTCCAAACGTCAATGGAGACACTTTGCAACCATTACTCCGTCTTTGTGCATCTCACCCTGGCTATCTTTTTCCAATGATTGGTTTGCATCCCGAAGATGTGAATCCAACCAAAATGGATGTTGATGCTACTCTTGATGTCATGGAATCCATGTTGGAAAAACAGAATACCTGTGTAGCTATAGGTGAAGTGGGACTTGACTTCTATTGGGATCAAACATACCAAAAAGAACAGATTGAAGCCTTTGAAAGGCAAATCGAGTGGGCGATTAAATACCATCTGCCATTGATGATTCATGCTCGAAATGCTCATACAGAGTTAGTAAATATCATCTCTAAGCACAGTGCAGACCACCTCACAGGCGTATTTCATTGTTTCACTGGAACCGAGGAAGAAGCCTCGCAACTATTATCCTTCTCAGGATTTGCTTTGGGCATAGGAGGCGTTCTCACCTTTAAGAAATCAAAATTACCAGATGTTCTGAAATCAGTTGTTCCACTTTCACGCATTGTTCTCGAAACCGATTCCCCTTACATGGCTCCAGTTCCTTACAGAGGAAAAAGAAACGAATCGGCATTCGTTCGCAACGTTGCAGAGAAACTCGCAGAAGTGTATGACACACCATTAGAAGAAGTGGAGTATCAAACAAATCTGAATGTTTCGCGAATTTTCCCTAAGGCAATCTGATGATTGTTGTAATTACAACTAAGAGCTTCAAAAATTGTTGAAAATCGAATTATTTTCATAAAAAAACGAAGTTTCGAGGCAAAGAAGTGTTTTGTTTATGAAAAAATCTCTATTTTTGTCGATGAATTTTGCGAATATCTCATAAAAAAGTTGTAACTTGCACCCGATTTGTGAGACAAGTCATTTTAAGGACGCATTAGGAGAGATGCTCGAGTGGCTGAAGAGGCACGCCTGGAAAGAGTATAGTTCTAAATAAAATGAATCAAACAATGAACTAACAAATCAGCCTAAACCCCACTATTTCATACAATTAAACATATTTTTCCTTTCTTCCTTAAACGCTACCTCTGCACGGATTTGCACATTGTTTTATATTGTTGCACATAATTACTCGCAAATAACTCGCAATGATTACTACAAGGATATGGCTTGATACAAGAGCAGTGGCGAAAGGTCAAGAGGCTCCATTAAAACTTTGTCTTGTTAGGCAAGGAAAGGCTGCATACATATCTCTAAATATAATAGTTCTACCATCACAATGGGATAAGGCTCAGCAGAAAATCCTCGACCACCCAAACAAAAGAAATCTTAACTCGTATCTTGAGAATAGGAAAACGCAAATCGACAATATCATCAGGGATTTAATCGTCAAAGGGAAATTACGCAACCTCACAATTACGCAGATAAAGAATGAGGTGATGAACGTGCTTGAACCGAAGGTGGATGGCTCTGAACTCTTCATTGCAAGGTTTATTGCATACATGGATAAGGCAAAGGCAGAACGTACCAAAGCTATCTACAAGGCTACATTAGACCACATGGTGAAATACGACACAAAGGTCAGAAATCTCGGTTTTGATGATATAACAAGGAACTGGTTGGAAGGATTTGATGAATACCTCTCAAAGACCTCTCCATCGAGAAATACAAGGAACATTCATTTCAGGAACATTCGTGCGGTATTCAATGCCGCAATAGACGATGGCATTACCAACTACTATCCGTTCCGCAAGTTCAAACTCCATGACGAGGAAACGAGGAAACGTAATCTCTCCAAAGAACAAATGCGTATGCTCCTTTCGATAAACTGCAAACCATTTCAAAGGAAATACATTGATTGCTTCCTATTGATGTTCTACCTTTCCGGAATCAATGGAGTGGACTTGCTCAACGCTACACCAAATCAAGTAGTCAATGGTCGTTTGGAATACACACGTTCCAAAACGGGTAAACTCATGTCAGTTAAGATAGAACCAGAAGCAGAGGAAATCATCAATAAGTACAAGGGAACAACAAGACTCTTGAAATGGGGTGAACGACTGAAAAGCTATAAGTCTTTTATGATGAAACTCAATGATACCATGAATGAGTATATACCAAATTGCACCTCTTACTACGCACGACACACGATAGCCTCACTTGCTGCCGAACTCGACATACCAAATGAGACTATCGCACAAATACTCGGACATCATGACGAAGGTCACAAGACAACACTTATATACATCAACTTTGAACAGACAAAGGCTGACAAGGCTTGTAGAAAGATATTCGACTACATAAGGGAATGATTATCTACCGACTTTGCATTTAATACAATTTCGATGAATAATGTAGTTGTGGTTTATTTCCACATAGTAATCTGACATATCTGTGATTTCGCCAATAATTATTCTTTTGTTGAGTCCTGCTAATACATAGGCTTCAACCTTATCTCCGATTTGATACATACTAAAAGACTTTTACATGAGTTTTCGTATAAGTCACTTCGATTAAAGCGACATGGTTTTCTATCTCTTGCAAGATATAATTAACCTTTGCATCGCTACAATCATAGCAAAAGCGAATATGCTCCACCCATTGTTTCCCTGACATTTCCTTTTTGCCACAAATAATGAAACCATAGACATCAACGGCAAAGTGAATAGTGTCTTTCCATGTGAGTGAGTTTCTCCATTGAGACATCATAGGCTTCTACCGATTTCAGACGTTATGTATTCAAGCTCTCCGACAAAAATATCATTCACGTCAATTACGTGTTCTTGACCACGATTGAGCTTCTCGTCACCAATGATAGTAATAAGCAAATCGCTATCTATACGGACTGAAAGGACAACCACATCGCAGAGCTCGTCATGGCTATAGGCTGCAACACATGGTTGTTCATCCTTGAATACCCATTCCAAACCTTTGCCATACGAATTCCCTTCGAGGACAAGTTTGTTCTTGAGGTCGTCTTGTTCACAGCGCCTCAAAGTCTTTATCCATGATTGAATATAACTTTCCATAATACTTGAATTAAGAGTTCCACACTTCTGATTTCCAATAATTTGAATTGCGAGTTAAGACCAAAGACCAATCAGACCTATTATAGCCTACAACCTTTCCTTTGTCTGTGTACTGAATGATTCTATTAAACCTCTCACGAACCCATTTACTCGGCTTTTCAGAAGTCCAATGGTCACAGCAACCCCAATTCACAGAATGCATTATAGTGTACCAGCCTTCATCGTCAAGAGCGCAGATTTCATCAGCAGTCATTTCCGATGGTAACTTCTCGTCAGGATAGAATACCTTTGCCTTTGTAGGCATTTCTTCGATGGTGTCATAATATGGATGCTCCATCCAATTCTTTGCTTCGTGATACATAACACTTGAATTTAAAGGGCAGCCGAAGCCGCCCCACCGCAGTAATCTAATCACAAATTGAAAAACTCATTCAAGAAACTAACGCAAGCCCTGTTCTGAGGCATGATTGCAGGAATATCCATCCTATCTGCCTTATACATATTGGTAGCGGAGTCGTAGAGGTCGTAAACGCTCACTCGCTGATTTGCCGCATACTTCTCCAACATATCCTCCGTAAAAACGGTAATCTGCGACTGATTGAGTGGATAGGTGATGTTCTCTCGGATTGACTTGCGTGTAGTGTCAGCCTTTACTCGCATAGCAGTAAGCATACCGATGATGATGAACAACTGCTCGGCTGAAACATCGATTTGCTTCATTCTCTCCATCCTCTCACGGTCAGCATCGACAAGCATCTTCGCATTCATGAGCCAACCCCTCACCGTATCAAGAAGCATAGGGATTTCCATTCCCTCGCCACGTTTACCTCTATCTGAATAGGTAGAAGCATACAACTCTGGAGAAAGCATACACTGATTATGGCAAATAATCACATTCGGACCAAAACCAACTTGAATACCTTTCTGATGAAAAGCAATAGCGAGATTAGTGGTTGTCTCTCCATTGTCGAAGTCGGTGATACGTACATTGCAAAATACCCTTCGTAAGATGTGTGCTTCAACAGCATTCTCTCCGTATTGCTGCTCTACCTGCGGCAGCTTCACGACTCCTGGCTGTGTCTTGTCGCGGTTCTGAGCTGCGAAGAGGTCGTACACCTCAACATTGTAGCCGAACTCATTGCACATAGCGAGAACTTGGTTGATTAACTCGAAGTGGAAAATCTGCTTCAATGGCTTACCATACACATCAACTTCACGATGCGTTCTCTCAAGCTGGCTCAATGTGAGAGCCTGCGTCTTGCTCTTATCCCAATCGAGGAAATGATTGTTGTCGATAACTGTGGTTTCTACCACACTTGGCTGTAATTTCTGTAATTCAAACATGACTTAAAATGTTTAATTGGTTAATAAATATGAACTGTTAGGACACCGCCGATATTGCCAACCCAATTAGATAGTTTCTTTACTCGACAGAAGTCAACAACTTCTTACATGTGGTAGAAAGACTTGCCACTATTGGTTTCGGCAGGTACCAATTCTATACTACTCTCGTTAATGATTACTTCACTCCTTGCTGCTTCAACTGGAGTTTCTATCATAGCACCAAGTTCTTCACCTAATGCTTTCCAATCTCTTTTCTTTTCCATGATGATTATAATTTGATGTTTTGTAATTCTTGATATTCTTCCTCACTCATGCAATAAAGGAAATTATCATTGTCGGTGTACTCTTGCATTTCTTCATACCATGTCATAATTTCTTTGACACGCTCAACTATATCAACGATAATACAATACTGCGTAGCTGTAAGCCATGTGATTGATAAAGTATTGCTTTTCATATTGTTTGCATTAAATAATGAAATGTGTCAAACAAGAGGATGTTTGATGGTACTGAAAATTGTTCTCTCCACTCATGAAGTTGAGTAATGTGTTCACTGACATCAGAAACGAGTTGGCTCGAAGTTCTATTCTTCGTTTGAAACCAATCAAAAGATGTTTGAGGTTTGATGTAGGATTTCATTGTCTAATCGTTTAGTAGTTTGTGTCAATATCGAGGTCAGCAACGGTAAAGGTGCGGATGCAATCCATAAAGCCATCCTTGCCGTATGGGTAAAGGTTGGAAGCCGTGTACTGACTCCTACGAAAATTCTCAAGGGCAATGTCTTTAGCCTCACTTACACTATTAGCAACGAAATCTAACAATCTTGCGTTTCGTGGTGCTTGTGGAAAAAACTGAATAAATCTCATATTGTTTAATTGGTTTGAGTGGGAGTTGGTTAGGCTCCCGTTACCTTGTTTAATTGGGTTTAACTTATATTCTTTTCTATATGCAAATATACGAAATTATTTTAATATATACAAATATATAAAAGAAAATTTTAATCAAAAGTAAAAATTTTTGCTTGTAACAAGAAATAAAAGGAGGGCGACTAACCCTCCTTCTTAAAACAATCTTATTACCTATTGCACCTCGGACAAATGACGTAAGCCACAGCAGGGAAGAGCAATCGCCCCAACTCGCCTGACAAGTAAGCCGCTTCCTCGCTCTTGGGATTGACACCATAGTAACTGCTGATATGCTCGACAACGTGCTTCTTCTCATGGTCTATGGAGTCGTACATCTGCGAAGCATCGGTAGCCCTGCTGATAAAGACAAGCGAATACTTCCCATCGTAGTCAGTCAAAGTATAGCCCGTGTTGGGATATGAGAGCGTGTGGCACACTTCCCTCGCCTTGTAGTCTGAGCAACCCACTGAAAGCAACGACTCATAGACCTCGCGCAAATCATCCTCGTCGGATATGCCGAGCGTAGCCATGAGCCACCAATCATCGTTACCGATGAAAAAGCCTGTCGTTACCATAACTTAAAGAAATCGCTCCCAATGGATAGGCATACCCTTCAAGTCCATCTTCGAGCAGAAGCAAGCCAGCACGGACTCAGGACAGCCATCGGGGTCGCAAATCGTTTCTTCTACATACGTCGCTCTCTGTTCATCTGTCTTGCAAGTCTTGGTGTAGTCTGCCTTTGCCATGTTGAAAAGGTAGTAGGCATCGTAGATACTTTCCTCTGGAATATCCACCTTGTACTTCTGCAAGACCTCCTCAACATCTTCGAGCGGCGTAGGCGTAATCTTCTTCAGCTTCCCAGTCGCTTCATCTTCTTTTTTCATCATGGAGATAGCCCATTCAGCGAGTTTCTTGCTGAAATGCCCTTTGTGCTTCTCCTGGTATTGCGCTTCATCCTCTGAAATCAAATATCTTACTTCCATTTCGTTTCCATTAAGAATATGAAAGGATTGGACAGAACGAACCACCCAACCCTTTCTCTCGTTTTACATATATCGTCCTTGCGAATCACGGTCACGATAGCCATGCTCATAGCCTGTGCGATAGCCTTCATCGTAATCTTTATCGCTTGTTTCACGATAGCCACCCATGCGGATGCCGTCTGTCATGCGATAACCACCCATCCGCTCGTTCATACGCTGGCGCATTTCCTCACGGCGGTAGCCATCTTCCTTATGCTTGTCATCTACAATTATAAAATGCCTTCCCATAATCGTTTAAGTCGTTTAAGGATTATTTCGACCTTGGAGAAACACCACCGTTTAGCTCTTGCAAGAAGTCGAGGATGCGCTGGTTCTGCGCTGAAATGCTGTCGAGCTTCTTGTCCTGTGCATCGGCTCGCTCCTGCAAATCCTTGATGGTTTTCGCATTCCGCTTGTTCTCGGCATAAGTCGGATTCAAGACTTCCAGCATCTTCTCGCCCTCTTTCAGCACAAGCCTGTGGTAATCGACTTGTTCGAGTGCCTTCTTCGATGCCTGTATCATCCCATCCACTGACTGAAGCATTGCCTCCCGTGAGCAACTGACAAGGGTCTTCCCGTTGTTGTACTGCTCCGTCTCCGCATTGGTCTTCAGATTGCTGAATGGTGTATCCACTCCGTTGATAGTCACTACCAAGTCTATCAGGTTCGGCATCTGGTTCATGCCACTGAACACCCCAGGTGTCTGTGCTTGAAACGGAGGTTTCGGGTCTGACTTCGACTTCACCGTCCCAACTTCCAACGCTGGCTTCTCTCCCTTGTGGAGAATGTAGAACGGGGCTCCTGCCCCAAGGCTGATAAAATCCATCGTTAATTACTTTTTGATTGATAACTTGTTTTCACACTATTGTTCTCGACATCAAGGCTAACGTGCCATTGAATCTGTCATTGAATACAAGGAACACGCTTGTAGCCAGCAAATCTGCCACCGTCACTGCTGTTCCGTTTGGAAGAGTCAGATTCCTCGTCACTCCGTTTGCCGTCAAAGTAACTGGAAGTGTAGGTGTAGCATCCGAAGGAATTGCGTTTTCCATACGGACGGTGAAATAGCCGATTGGCTGAAAACGTCTGAAACCGAGTGCGATGTCAACAGTGTCCGTTCCGACGGTCACATTCGTGTTGCTGATATAAGGAATACCACCTGCATTTGTTGTTATGTTTCCAAAACAAGACATACTTTTACCTCCTGTCCTTTATCAGTTAAAACACAAAATTACCACCGTAGCCGTTTCCGTAGAAGCCACCCATGAAAGGAGTGGTGTTGACTGCGGTCAGGTTAGGATATGGAACATTGACCGTACTTGGGATGCGGCACTTGATGTCGTCAACCTCCTTCGCAAGACCTGCCAACTGAGCATTGATTGGCGCAACGGCTTGCTGAACGATTCCCGCTGTGAAGTTCTGTCCCTTCAATGCAGCAATTTCAGCATCCTTTGCAGCGATTTCACGGTCTTTGCGGCTCGACTCCAGCGCGTCAATCTTGTTGTCAAGAGCGAGATAGTTGCGATTCATCGTTTCAGTGAGATTGTACGTCTGCTGGCACATGGCAAGTTGGTCTGCTGCCGCCTTTGCTGCCACCTGCTGACCGACTCCGTTGATGCTCTGCTGGAGTGTATTGGTTTGCTGGCACATCGCCAACTGGTTCTGGCAGCAACACTGCTGGAACTGGCTTGCAAGGTTCGCATCACCGCTTTGGATAGAGTTGATAATCTGAGGAACGCTGACTGCCTGCTGCAAAGCGAGAGTTTGCAATGAGTTCTGTACACCTTGGATTGCGCCATTGACAAGGTTGAAGTCTTGTCCGAGCATTGTGCTGAGTGTTTGGATAGCTGTGCGTGATGCCTCGCCTTGATTGGTGATTGCATTCATAATCAGTTCTCGTCCGCTGTCATTGTTCAGTTGATTAGCGAGATAGCCAGCAGCACCATTGCCGCCATATCCACCGCCAAAGCCGTTGCAACCGAACATATTAGGGAAGATGCTTGCCACGATAGCAAAGCCAAGCAAGTCCATGAGGTTGGTCTGACCGTTACCGTTTCCGAAGCCAAAACCACCATAACCGAAACCGCCTACAGGGATGCTGAGAGGGATTCCGCTGTTCCCGTTATTATTGTCGGGAATTGAATAAATCTCTGACATGAAATTTTGTGTTTGTGTTGTGTTGTGATACTTTTACAAATGAACTCTTGTCGTGCGCACCGACAAGGCAAATTTAGAAATTATCAACCTCACAAACTAAACTATCAACAAGAAGCAACTTTCAGAAATCTACACTCTTGCTGAACTTCCTAATCAACCTACATACAGCACTTTCGCTTATCTTGTATTCTTCAGAAAGTATCTTTATGACATACCAATACTTGCAGTGCTCCTCTCTCAATTTCACATACTTATCGTACATGGAAATATACTTGTAGTCTGTAACTTTAATGTCATTCTTTGACATCAATTCTAATATGTTCTCACCTAACTTCAATAATGAAATTATTTCCATAAACGCAAAATAAAAAGAGGAAGCTATGCTCTCGCACCACTTCCCGAATAACTACTAATTTTAACCTTTAACTAACTATAATTAACTATCTAACAAATTTATATATCTTAAATCCTATAATAGACAGAACGGAAACAAGCAGGACACAACCCATTGCCATGAGCAATTTCTGCCACCATGATAGTTCCTTTTCTACCTCGACCTCAACAGGATAAGGCACAGGCACAGAATCAACCCTTGCAACGCTGATGGTATCATGGATATACTTGTCACGATATTCCGTGTGCCACCTATCCCTAACATGAAAGATGGTGTCGCCCTTTGCATACTGATTGACAAAGATACTATCATGCAGATAGATACTGTCCCTCTCCGTCTTTTCGTGCCAAAGAGTGTCGTGTGTCACTTTCTCAACCGTGACTATCTTTTCGTGTGTCTTGCAAGCGCACATCATAAGTGCAAATGCGAATATGATTAACTTTCTCATAGTTTTACCGTACCCGAAAGTTCTGCTTTCGGCTTATTTAACTTCGATTGTTATTTCTTCTTTCGATTTCTTCATTAACTCGTAGAGTTTCTTAAAGGTAGCAATACTTTCCGTTACTCTGCCGACTTGCGTATTTTTGCCGACAAGGATGCAGCCATCGGAATCACTTGCTGTGTTCCCTGGATGAATAAGTATGCCGCTAAAATATGGTACATTCAGCAATCGTGGCATATAGCCTTTGTTATACTTGCGCCAATAGTCCTTCTTTGCGTATTTCGGACTCTGCACGTTGAGAACTACCTTGTATATGCCGCAAGGAATTGCCGTGCGCCCTGCGACCTTAATGCCACCAAAATAAAGACGGTCATAGTCCTCTAACGTGTCGCAAAAGTATGCGCCATCAATGTATAACTTGCCGATAGTGTAATCAGCTTTTCTGTACTTCCGTATCAGTTTCAGTCTCATATTCTTCGTTTTCGTTAAAATGGTGATGATGATGTTCGTGTCCTTTTCCAAGTCCTTCGTCTATTGCATTCCCAAAGCCTTTCCACCGACTTGCCACCCATGCCTTTGCGAACTTCCACACATTAAATCTTTTCTCGATGCCATGAACGTAACAAACGTGGTCTATGATGCTGTCAATCTCAAAAAGACACCCAGCACCCAATCCAATAGCAGCCGTTGCCGTGTGTCCCATCAGCCCCAATGGCTCGGTGATAGCCAAGCCAAGCACGCAACCGATTAACAAGTACGAAAGGTAATCAACGAGTTTGTTTACAGTTCTTCGCCCTGCTCTGCTCTTTCTGATTTTGTTTCGTTCATCACCATAGCGCAAATACCTCATCTTCGATTCTCTGCATCCCCACCAAAAATCTACAGCAATCAGTACAAGCGAGAACACAATCATCCACCGCAAATCGAACACCGCTTGCAATGCTTCGTTAGCAAATGCGCTCCAAATCACCGCACTACCCGTTAAGTTACCTGTTGTACTTGTTTCCATTAAATTTTAGCAAATAAGATTGTTAATACTACCATGAATTGAATCACTGCACCTATGCTGCTCACAATGACATATCTCATTACGTCATTGCTTTCAAGCACACCATTTTTCTTAAATTGCAACCACTCTCGCCAAACGGCAACGGCAGATGCAAAACCACCTATCAGCACACCCAAGACGAAGAATCCAAGTGTGCCGATGATATTTCTTTTCATTGCGTTATATGCCATATTATTCAACTGCTTGTGCGTATCTTGGAATATCTTTTAGATGATAGAAACATTGTGCAAGTGATTCAAGGCACAGATAGGTAACACCTTCATCAAGATAGTATTTGCCTTCCACCAACTCCATATTGAAACTGAAAGGAATAGGATTGTCCTTTGTTCCTTGTTGACTATCAACTTGCACTTGGGTAAACAATGATATTGCCACATCAGGTTTCCAACTCTCTTGCACAGTATGCGCTTGAAGAACTTTCCAAAGTTTGCCATCATGGTAAAGCCTTTCACCAACTGAAACGCTCTCCCTCATCTTGCTTTTCCATGAAGGAAATAACTCGATATTATTCAGTGCTTCCTCGTCACTCTGCTCATTGACTTGCGCTTGCATCAGAGCCTTAATCTTTGCCACCACATCTTCTGTGTAAGGCTCATACTGCGTTGTATCTACTGGAGTAGGCTCTGGTTCAACATACACCTTCCACCCTGCTGTAAGTAGTATTTCTTCACTTGGATTGAAAATACTCATGTTACCTACCACAAGTGGATTCCGAAAGAATACCACCTTTCCATCTATTTCCTTGTAATATCTTGTCACCATATTCATTTTAATTATATTTACGCATGTCTATCTGTTGATTATATATCATTTCATCTGTTGTTAATTTTCTATTGTATATACGAATTTGATATATAGTACCATCAAAATATAAAGAATTATTACTTCTCATACCTATTGTTGCAAAAGTATTTGCAACAGACCAAAAACTTTTTTCTGTTTTTATTGTTCCAGCATTTCCGTTTATTATACTCGTTGACTGATAAAAATGAACCGAATTAGCTATAAAGCCGTTTAAAGGTACAATAAGTATGTTGAAATTAGACTGTATTGAACATACAGCGTTATCATTACGATAAAAACTATAAGCAATAGCACCCCAAGAGCCTGGGTCTAAAATAAAAGCCGTGGTTTGTCCATTTTTTCGTACTGCTACTTCAATGGTACTTATAGTGGCTGCATAAGGCACACTTTGCGATGCAATACCTTTGCTACTTGTACCATTAAATATAATCCCACCACGAGAATCTTTGCTTATGTTTGACATTACAAAGCTGACACCACCTTTCTTGTCAATCCAAGTATTTTGTGTTAGGTCACAATCAGCACAATCCAAATGAAATACAAGTCCATCTTGAATATAATCTCCAATAGGACTATTGGCATTCGCTGCCATCACCATTCTTCGTCTAAAACTACTCATACCAACCTCCTTTCTTATGAATTAGATTGTGTAATAGTATCAAACTCAACACCAATAGCATAGCCATTGACAATACTAACTTGATAGGTCTTGCCACCTTGAAATGTATCAATACCAGTCCATTGCAAGTTTGAAGGGAATGTTACTTGTGGAGTAGCACCCGAAGCAATAGAGAACTGCATCAAATACTCATTCATCACACCGCTAACCTCTGCACCAAGAGTAATAGTCAAATCGTTGCTGATAGGATTTTCCCACACATTGAAAGTGTTTGGTGCAATTTGTACCGTTAGTGCTGATTGAGAGATTAAAGGATAGTTTGAAGGAACTTGCGCACTTGTGATATACCCTGCACCATTCGTCAACTGATTGGTGTTTGTTGGCACTTGCACGTTCACCGCCTTATTCGCATCGGGAGTGAGTGCCACACCATTCACTTGCACTTCTTCGATTACGTTCACATCACCAGCCGCAGGAATGGTTGGCTTGTTCTTGATGTAGTCGGCTTTCGTGTTGTCAGACTGGTTCCAATCTGCTTGTATCTGTGCGGAAGGAATAGTAGGTTTGTGATTGATGAACGAAGGTTTTGTTGAATCATTTTCAATCCAATCCGCTTGCGCTTGCGTCTGCAAAGCACTGTCAGCCAAATCCAAACTATCTTGCACACCTTGCGATAAATCAGTCTTTGGAATGCCATTCGATGGTTTATTATAATTACCAGTGTTCTTCGTGAATCCCCATCCACTCACCGTTGCTTCGGTAACTTCGCTCGGAATAGGAGTATTCGCAGGAAGTGCACCAACTTCTTGTGCCGTGTAAGTTGGTTTATTCGATTGCTTCGCCCAAGATGGCACGGTCGGGTCTGTTTCAGTCTGCAAATACCTTGCGTCAGACTCATCTTTCGTGTAGTAGTTGCTCATATCACCGCTACCACCTTCACCATTAGGCACATACATAAACGGCTCACCTTGCAATGTGAACGTTTCTATACCAAACTCAACGTAATCAGGGATGCTTGCTTCGCTATTCGTTTTGACAATCTTAACCCGTTTCGGCTGACAAGAGTGGAGCCGCTTACCATCAGCCAGTTTCACACTTATCTCGATGTCGTACAAGCCAAGAGGCAACGTGCCGTTATTCTCATACGTCAGAAGGTTTCGCTTGTTGTTCTTAGGATTCAGTCCTATTTGCACTTTCTCCATGTTGTAGTGGTTGTATGCACCAACAAGTTCCACTTTCAAAGTGTCACCCACCGCTGGCTCATAGTCCACAACCGTGCCTTCCGATGATTCCCACTTGATTTTTTCAAGCGGTTGCACTAACTTAAACCAATTCCCTCTTACGACGTTAATCAGATAGCCCATATTATTTCGTTTTAATCGTTACCAAAGATTTCCCCACTCTTCCTCTTTCTCAGTAAGTGAAGGTTCTGCCTTCACCTGTGGATAAGCATACCCACCATTAGGCATATCACTCCAAGGCTATGCCTTACACAAGTCGAAGTTGCTTATGCGCACTTGCATTGTTGGTATGATATATTCCTTCTTCATATCAATCTAATTTATAGTCAAAATTCAAATCCATTTCTTCCAAAGATTGAGATATTCTTACTTCGTTATAGTCTTGATAAGCACCCACCCATTCTGCATAAACCTCTTTGTATTCGTCTTTCCACGATTGAGGAACAACTAACTCACATAAGCCAAGTTCAGCATCGTAAAGCCTTTTGCAAGCATTCAAAAACCGTTCCTGAGTCTTTTGTTTCAAGACTTCTATCTTTTCAGAATCTGTCATTTGTTTTAAGTCATATCTATTTATCCGTAAGCATCAGTTTTGCTGATGCCCTGTTTATACTTGCGGAATCATAAATGTCTGCATTCCAGATTCCTTTGGTTGTGAAGAAACACTCCAATTATTGTTAAAGATGCTTCCAAACATCCCAAGCATCCCAAAGTCTGGAATGTTAGCTTTATCCACATCCTCATAAATCCGAGTGTTCAAAGCAGACAAGTACATTTCCATTGCTATCTTCTGATTGTTCAATACCTTCCGATAGTTAGGAGATAGTGAAAAGAATTTCTCTGTCTGCATGAAATCCACCAACTTCACGAACCTTTCTTTCAGTTCCTTTTGCTCTTCAATGAGCCTTTCTTTCCATTCTTCCATATTACTTTTCCGTTAATAGTTTTACAAGTCCATACCCAGCAAAAGCAAGCACAAGAATGAGTGCTACAATCAAATAAGAGCCTTTTGCTCTCCACTCCTTATGAATGGATGCAAAGTAGGCAATGATTGCCGTACCACCCACAAGGGAAGCACAATAGAAACTATCAGAGAATAATCCCAACACGAGGGCAAGAATAAGCCATGCCCACCGTGTTTCAGCTTTGAAGTAATCAATAATCTTTTTCATGTTGTTTATTTATGAATTTATGTTTACAACATCCAAATCTCTTGGTTTTCCATCTTGGTTCTTTCTAATACCTATTTTTGTAAGCCTTATTTTATCATCAGTATTACTATCATTATTGATAACATAGTTACCTCCGCTTGCAACCTTTGTAGTATCAACAGAAACTGTTGTAATGCAATCACGGGCAGGATGCCCATTTTTATTCATGTTGAAATTAACATTACCTTGATTGACAAGTGTATTAACACGACGTATGTCATTTCCTGTGGATTGTGCATAATATGACGTATTTCCGTCTATTGCCAAAACTTGTTTTTGTTTTGTGTACGTCTTATGTTGTAGAACAACATCTTTATGTGAATGACCTCCAATGTAACAATGGAAAAAACCAACGGATGACGAGAAATCTTTGCTTACTTCATAAGCATAAGAAACACCATCTGCACTCTCTGTGTTTAAATATGCAGCATCACCACTAAATACGACTTTTTTGGTAAAATTTTGTCTATCAATATATGCTTGTACCGCATCAGCAATAAAATCATTCATTAAAATCTGAGTACCAAGATTATATGAACCTTGTTGACTGAATTTTGAATCAACAACATCTACATTATTGGAAAACGCTTGATGAAGTGCAATCACAATTCTATAACCAGAAGGGGCACTTGCAAGAGAATCAAGAAACCATTGTGCTTGTTCTTGACGAATAACTCTATTGCCCCTTTGGACTCTGTATGTAGTAGTAGAACCACTTGCAAGGTCAAGGTTATCGTCAAACTCGTATAAAACTATTAACCTAACCTTATATGAAGCGAAATCCTTATAGTAATAACATTTTTGATATGGATGTGAAACATCGGTATTTGGTTCATCTTCTGTATTTTCTGGAATAAGACCAGCATCTACAATAGGCTTTATCCATTGAGTATATGCTTGTTCATGTGTTGCACAAGCACTAACAGTTTTACTATTTCCCACATCATGGTTTCCAATTACAACAAACATTGGTTTTACAGCTTTTGCATAACTGCTATCGAAGTTTGCTTTATCAGTAACTGCTGCTGAATCTGTAAAATTACTACCAACAATATCTCCACAATGTATTACAAAATTTAGATAGTTACACTCATTTGTGACTCCAATCGCATTGTTTACAGAAATGTGGTCACTGTGAGTATCAGTAATAATTGTAAATTGTAAATTCCTACCCGTGTTGGAGTATCTTCCATATTGACAAGCCTGCATCAAATCACATAACTCTTCGTCTGTAATATTATGTTTATTTAAAGTAGAATAAACATTATAGAAATCTTCGTTATAATAAATGAAATATCTATCGTTTATTTTAATGTATGAACCATAAGTCTTATCATCTGTTCCTTTTAAAAATGTAACTCTGAAATAAGCAGCATTAGCAAGATACGCATATGAAGAAGATTCTGGGTTTATTGTGACTATGCCAGCAGTTCCTGTTTTATAACCAATTTTCTTATAATCTTTATCGTAAAAGTTTATGCCGGCAGAAGCATTGGCAATCCCCATGTGATATTTGATTATATCACCTTGATGATATGGGATATAGTCAGTGCAAAAATAAGACTTGTTTGCAACAAAGTAGGAATTACCTGCATTACAAGTATAATCCCAAATAAGTTTTGAAAAGTCATTATTTTGTATATTCAACAATAGACTTTTTTGTATTTCTATTGTATCATTAGAAACAAAATTCGTTGGGTCAAATGAGTCTATTCTAACATAATCTTCAGGGATGAATGCTTTGCTTGTATCTTGAACAACAATAGTAAACAACTCTCCAAAACCGTATTGTGTAGAAGGTCTTAGAGTATTGTATGTTGTCGTGCCATCTTCCGTAATAGACTCTGTTACACAAACACAAATACCAATAGTTGCATCTTTTGTTACTACATATGTGTTATCATAAGAACCAGATGCAACATATTCACGTTGAGTAGCAATGTCACTTGATGTAAGTCCTGCAGTTTTTTCAACCTTCAATTCTGCGAAGCCGTATCTATAAGTGTACCCATCAGTAACTTGGCGTTTCATGTTTATGGTAATCAAATCACCTTTTTTGCATGGAACGAAAGTGTTACTTCTTACACAGTCTGTATTACCACTATTTAAAGGAGTGCCATTTCCGTAATATGTAGAATATGCTTTTGTACCAATAACACCAAATGTTTCATCGACTGTATGTTCAACAGATGTTGTTCTTTTATCTAATTCATCAATAGTGCCATTATGTTTAACCGTTACTTTGAATATTTCACCACTAACGTATGAACTCTTTTGTATAGATTGATAACTGCTTCCATCTGTTTCAGCGATAGTCACAACAATGGCGACACATGCGTCATCTGTACATTTCCATGTATTTTCTGTAGTATTATGTCCATAATCTCTTGCATTTATTCTATTAGCTGCTGGTATGCCAACAAATTTTGTAGTTTGGTTAGTTTCGCAAAACCCGAAAACATAATAAGTTCCTTCATCTGCTGGTCTAATCATTTCAACAGTAACCACATCGCCTTTTTGTGCATAGATAACCTCACCATTTGATATGGCTGCATTATTTCCTGCATTGCCAGATGAACCATTCTTATAAGATGGAAGATATATAGCCTTGCCACTTATTGTTTCTACTTCATTTCTGTATTCTTTAGATACATTACAGAAATCAGTCAGCGTCTTGTTCTCACCAGCCATCTTCACAACATCCGAGTGTGACATTGCAAAAACATTATCGCCATTCGCGTTTTGTTTTTTACCTAATATATTTGCCATAGTATCTATTTTCTATTCGTTCAACAATCATTTAACTTGGGTCTTCCATTGCTGCAACTTGCGCAGATGTCACTTCAACAAAATCAGCACATCCACCACCAAAATCAGACCAATTTGTGACGGTAGCCCATCCTGTTGTGCTGCTACCAACATATTGCTTTGTTTCCCACTCTGTTGCGCTGATTTGATAAGTGATGATTAAGCCAACCCTGCGTGTTGCGTTAGGTATTGCTGCAATCGCTGTAGCAAGCGTGTAATAGCCACTTTGAAGCGGATGGTTCTTCGTGACGTTATACACCGATGTGATAGCATCAATGTTGCCTTGTAATGTGCTTTGAAGTGTTGTAATGCTACTCGCATTGTTGGCAACAGCATCGGTGATTTCGTCAATAACTCCTTGGACCTGTGTGGAACTGTATTTATTCTTAACAGTCGGGTCGAAAGATATTTTGTTTGCGCGACCTCCACCACCTTGTGCGTTGCTTGCTTGATAGTTTGCTCCATCGTAGAACACTTCAAGCACCTCACCATCTTCCCATGAGTTCTGAGCGCAAGCGAGAGCGCCATTATAGTAGAGAGGTTTTGCCGTTTCACCATTGATACTCAAACTATGGCCAATGTTTTGCATTGGGAACGAAGATGCGTATTGCATTTTTATCTTAATACAACCGCCTACCATGAGAGTGTAATTAGGGATGGAGCACTCCAACGTAGTTTGCTGAAAGGTAGATGTGGTTCCATTGATTTCTCCGTAGCCGACAAGTGCAAGAGCCGTATCAACGTCAATCCTCTTTACCCAATTAGTCCATGCTCTTCCCGTATAATAGCGCACCCATTCGGTAAAGCCACCACTTACATCGAACTGCTGACTTGAGTCACTTGGAGAAGAAGTAAGGTTGCTAACCAACGACTGCTGTAACTTGTAACCGATATAGAAGCATCGGAGCGAACCGATAATGCTATTGCCGAAGAACACGTTGTATATGCCCGAACTCTTTACGTTGTTGGCCATATCCAAATCGCTCAAATCGACACTCTTACCTAATACATCTTCCCAATCCGACCATGTACCAACAGGACAAAGGCTGTTTAAGCTATCGTTCACATTGAAGTATCTTATACGGACATTCGGAGTCAACGCAATCCTCTTATTTGCAGCGGTAGATAACTCACTTCGGAAAAGGTATTGCTGAATGTAGGAGCCGTTTGACATATCAGAAACTGAATCAACTTCCGTTACGAACAAAAAGCCTACGACCTTTAAGGTTTGTGTCTGTATATCATTTTTCACAACCCTGTAAAACCCACACTCCGAGGCAGAATCCAAATTATTCAAACCGAGAGAAGCCACGTCACCAATCCACTCAATCTCTTCAAGCCTATCCTTTACACTTTCAAATTCAGATGCGACAACACCAATAAGGTATTGACTACACGACCATGTAGTGCCATTGTAGTAGATGATACCGAGATAGCCTGTCTGAACTGTGAAGGTGTTAGTTCCTCCACAGGTGTACGTTCCCGATGTGGCATACCAATAAGTCGGCATGGATGGTGTCTCAACTGTGAAGCTGCTCAACGAGCCACCATTGACATAATCGTACTTATGCCTTATAATCCACTCAACAGCTTCGTCAAGTTTCTGTCCCGAATAGGAACTTATATATCTTTCGTCTGCCATATTATAACTTGGATATTTCTTTTTCTATTTTCTTCAATCGTGAGTAAGCCTCCGTCTCTCCTATAGTGTACTTTGGTGTGTCAAACGGAAAGTCGAGCTTGTATTCATATCCGATTATTCTTGTCACCTTACCTGTCGCACCCAAAGGTAGGTAATCAAGACTCACCTTTGTACCTTCATCAAGCAACTTGAAATAAGTTCCATCATTAGCGACATACAGCTTCAGATTGGACTCGTCCTCTTCGGTGGTGTATGTAGGCTCGTCTTCGTTGGTGTGGAACGGCACATTCGGAATAAGTCCCGTAAGGTAGTCGAACTTCATAATGCAAGTGAAGGTGTACTGGTCTTCCTCAATCGCATTAAGGTAACTCTGAGCCTTTGCTTTAAGTTCTTCTTCTGCCTGGTCTATAAGTCCAAGACTACCTATTGCACGAGAATCCCAACCAACAAGTGTGAAGCAATCTCCTACCTTTGGCTTTAAGATATTGTTCGGTAGCTTTGCGCCGAAGTCCTCATTGCGCACGATGGTGAAGGACTGTGTGGAGTTTCTGAAGTTCACCTCAAAGGTCATTCCGCAAAGGTTTGACACCAATGGGGTTATTCCGTCACTTGCGGTTTTTCCTTTCATAAAATCCTCAATCATCATGTCCGTGAGGAAGTTTATCTTCAAGGTCTCACCGCTTAGAATGAAGTCCTTGCTGAATGGAAATTCCGTCCCGTCAGCCATCTTGCACTTGAAACGATATTGAGTCCATGTCCAATTCGTGCTTGAACCGTCAGAATACTCTTCCTTAGTGTGTTTCTCCAATTCTTCCACTTCGGTAATCTTGAGGACTATCATCGGTTTGATTTTATCGAAGAACACGACTTTTTCCACCGTCTTGTTTGGAAACGCGCCTGATTTGGATATATAGCCACCTGTCTCGACAGGTAGTCTTAGCCTGCGTTCTCCCACAGAGGTCAAGGCAGAAGGGTCGTCATAGTCTGAAGCGAAGTAGGACAATGGAACTTTCGTTACTATCAAGCCCTCGTTCAAAACATTATCGCCTATCTTGTCGCCATAGAAAGGTAGAGTAAAATCCGAGTCTATATCAAATCCACTTGGTCTGTCGATGTAGTAGTCTGTATCGGATTCGTCCTTAGTTATGTCGATAAAGGAAAAACACCTGCTATCTTCGCTCGAACTATCAAGCCCACGAGGATTAAGACGCACATGGTAGAGAGTTCCATTGAAGAGCAATGGCAAAACGGCTGAGTTCTTTGGAAGTGTCAACTCCGCAAAAGATATGGTATCATCATCATTTGTCGTCAATGCAGTATTCCATACAACACCATCTTTTTTGTCTGAAGGTATTCCGTTTTTGAAAGTTAGATATTGTTGGAGATAAAGCACATACGTGCCATTGACAAGAGACGAACGCACCCTTGTATCAAGGAGTTCGTTTGAAACGACCAATTCCACATCAGGTTCAAGGGTGATGTCATGGCTGAAACTTTTAATTTCAACAGATTTATCATTGGGTTGCATCACAGCTATCAACTTGCATGTATATTCAGCTTCGATACTTCCTGGTAAATTCTCGCTATCTGTTGTAATTAGTCCCTTTACCATCAAAGCACCATCAATTTCTATTTCTCCATCAACTTTAAATGCAAGTGTGCGGTCTTCATCAATGATGATAGGATATGTCCTTTTCCATGCCGTTGTTGTATTTTGGTCGGTTTCGTATGACTCTTGTGGAACATCCAAGATGGTTAGAGTCTTATTCTCATGCCCGCCAATGGTCATGTCGGCTGTGATTTTCTTGGTCGTATCGCAGAAAGTGAACGTACCAAAGTTCTTCATTACCTTTAAACCGTATGTACCTGCATTTGCTGACCACGCACGGATATAGCGCACCCCTTCTGGAATGTTGATTTCGTAGTTAGTAAAAGTCCTATCACTTTGACCACTTAGAGAGGCTACTATCAAAAGAGGCTTCCGAACCAACCCGTAGCCAACAACCATAGTCTGGTTGCCTGACGATATATGCCAATATCCAGTGTAAATCACTTTATCCCCCTTGCTGACAGGTATTTCAACAGAACGGCAATATCGGCTGTTTGCTACTTCTTCCCCGTGCTGGTCTAAACCACCCTCTTCTTGGTAGGTATCTTCCGAATAATCCACTTCTTGTAAACCACCAACGGCATAGTCCACCTTAAAATCAAGTGTCTTGCGATAGCTTTCGGGGAGATTGTCTGTTGAGCCAAAAGCATAGATTTTATTTGCGTATGTCGAACTATTCTCAGAGATACTTACATCAAGTAGATTGGTTTCCAATGACAACACGACTGGTTCACCTTCTACCTCGCACTTACCGAAATTGATGATACCTCGCTCGTATGTGCCTACATTCTCTTCCGTGTACTGCTCATAGCTTATCCAATACTCCGTCTCAAATTCATCCGAAATCTGCTTCAAGGCATCGAGGATATTGATACCGTTGTAGCTGATACATTTCACCTCATCCTTATGCTCGGCGGTGTCATGGATTCTCACTACGTATGGAAGTGGCTCTTCGTTGCTGTCATATCCGTAGAATACTTCAAGGACATCGAGGTTTTTCTTGATTTCCGCTACATGGGCTTCAAGCTTGTCGGTAAGCACCCAAATAGACTCATGGCGCACCCTATCTCCGTTTATCTCTTGCGTAAGCATGAAAGTCCAATTCTTCCATACACGATATTCTCGCTCGAACTTCAACTGATAGTGGTAGCCACCTGTCTTTGGGTTATATGTAGGGATTTGTGCTTTGGTTGCGACGAAAACCCCGAATAGTTCGTCTTGAATAAAGTCACCCACAGCCACCTTATTGCAACTATCATCTGAACCTTCAAAGTCAAGAGAAATGTAGTCCTCTTCCATCAGCTTGAACACTCGTTTACAGGCTGACGTGATAGGTGCTTCAAGTATGGTTACAATCTTTGTAGGTCGGTAACGCAAACTCTTTACGGCTATGTATGGATTTGTTCTCTGTTTCATGATTCTTCAGTTTCTTCGGTTTGGTCTGATTGTGGTGTTTCTTGTCTATCATCGGTATTCATTTCCTCTACCTTCAAAGAGAACACCGCCAACTGCTGACGGAACTCCCTAAGTTGAGGGCACGAGAGGTATTTAACTCTAAACCACGTATTCGGTACATACGCACTCTGAATAGTGAAGAAGCCCTTTGATAGCACTTCCTGGCAGAAGGAGTTGTACCTTGTGAAGAAAGCAGTCCTACTCGGTGCGGTGATATGCATCGGAAGCACCACTTCCCTTGATTCATACTTGGGGTGTAGGTCGATAACACGTTTCCCATGCTGAAGTCGGCTTTCGTTCTCTACGGCTTTCTTCGATGGGGCAGGTGTGATAAGGGCAGATACGGCGCTGTCCTCAAAACTTAATCCCCACATCGTGTAGGCATCAACTCCGTCTATGTATAGTTCACCTGTCATTACAACCGATTTGTATTGTCAACGATTCTATTTAATGTCTCACCAAACTCGTTATAGGTCAATCTCACGTATTTCGTCAAATCATCCATATATGAGTTTTGTGTTACCATGAGGTTTCTGATTTCCTCCACCATGCCATTCCGTGAAGATACGGATAGTGTAAGTCCTTTCAACGACTCTATGACTGATATGACACTTGCGTTGAGAGTGTCTTGCTTGATGGAGATAGAGGTCAGTCGCCCTGCGATATATTCAGCCTGCTCAGAGGTGATTCCCTTCACAGCACCAGTTGAGCCTTCCGCTTCTCTGTCCGAGGACTCGTAGCCTGTCAGTTCCGCAATGCTATCTCTGATGTCAAGTCCTTGCTGAACAAAAGCGTTCCACTCGTCTCTGTAATCATCGATTTGCGATTTTGTGAGCCTACCGCCCTGCGCCTTCATCGTCTCTGCCCAAGACTTGTACCATCTTTCAAGTTCTTCATCCAAAGTCTCGCTGATTTTGGAATTGAGCAATGCTTGTATCATGTATTTGGAGAAATCATCAGAGAAATCTTCTGCGTCAGAGTCCATATCCATGAGCATACTCTTGAACGCATCACGCACATTTTGGAAGCTTGTTTGTGTAAGGTTTTCAGAAATCCTTTCATCTAACTCTTCTAACGCACCTGCCAAGTCGGCATACTGCTCCCAATACTCCGATTTGTCGTACTTACCTTGCGTAATGATTTCGTTCCATACGTCTAACAGCTTTGTCCTTATCTCGTTCAACTGCTCAGGTGTAAGGCTGTAAATACCCTCAAGGCTATTCACACTCGTTCCCAAAAGCCTATTTATCTGCTCATAGCTGCCACGACTCAAATCCCAATAGTACGCATTAGAATGGTGGGCACTGGTATAGCTCATTTGAGCCCTAAGGATTTCAAGTGTCTGCTCGTTTATCTTCTGCTGGTCGGCATAGGCTTTGTTGTAGCTGTCAATGGCTCTCGCACCATTGTACTTGCTCATTTCCTCCGTAAGAGAATTGATAGAGCGTTCCAACTGCTTGTTGCTCTGCGTAAGCTTTTCAGTCTTTTCAGCTACTTCCTTTGCGTTCCCACTACCTATTCCGAATATACCACCGAAGTTCTTGATAGCACTAATACCCTTGACAAGAGCACCTACATAATTTCCACTTGCAAAGTCGGCTGCGGCACCTGCGGCATCGTTGAATCCTGCGAGTCCTTGTCCTACCTTTTCTCCTACTTCGCCCAAACCAATGCTTTCGAATAGCTCTGGGAGTTGGTCTATGCCATGCTTAATGATAAACTCTTGAGCATCAGCAAACCAATCTGCGAGAGCCTGTGCTGACTTCCTCTTGGCTGCGTCAGAGGACTTATTCGCTTCATTCGTTGCTTTGGCAGTTTCTATTCGTGCTTCCGCAAGTTTACCCTCACCATAAACCAAAGACTCAATGAGGGATTTCATCTGCTCATAGTTCTTCGTGTCAGGGATAAACAAGCTGAGGTACTCGGAGAGTTTTGTCCTATCTATATCAGCAACGTTCTTGCTTACTCCAACACCACCTAACAAGGCTTGCATCTGAGCCATAGTATCGTGAACACTCTGCTGTGCAGTAGCTTCCCTTTCCTTTGCGTCAACAAGAGCCTGTTCCTTATCGTTAGCTTCTTGAATGAGACGGTTATGCTCACGTTGCCTTTCTCCTACGAAATTGAAGAGTCCGTCTTGCTTGCTGATTTCATCGTTTATGTCTCGGAGTTTATCTTGAACGACTGACAACTGCTCGGGTGTGAGAGTTCCTTCATTAAGAACGGCTTGTAGCTGGTCACGCAAACCGATAAGGTATTCTTGCGTGTGTCCTTGTAGGTCGGAGAAGATGCCTGCCCAATTCACTTCCAACTTCTTTGCATAGAAGTCCTTTAATGCGTTGTCCTTTTCCAACGAAAGGGCAGCACGTTCAATAGGTGAAGAAGCATTGCGTATCTTCTCTTCATATTCTTCTATGATAGCCAAACGCTGTTGCTCGATGCTTCCGTACTCCTTCAAGTATTGCATATCAGCTTCCCTACGAGCGGCAAGCAAACGTCTGTAACTCGACTCTTCCTCTTCCCTTTCAGCTTCGATTTGCTTTCTTTGGTCTTCCGTCAAGACGAGGTTAGACCACCCTGCTTTGCCCTCAGCGGTATCGGCATAGGTGAGGTTCTTGTTCTTGTTTTTGCTATCCCACACCTGCTTGTTGTACTCATAGAGAGCCTTCTTCATGTCATTCTCTTCGTTCTTGATGGCTTGAAGTCGTAAGCGGTGCTGATTGTCCTCTTCGGCACGTTCACGCTCTCCACTACTCTCTATGCTTGCTATGCGAGCCTTGATGATGGCATTATTCGCCGCCTGTCTCTGCTTCTCTTCTTTTTCCCTCTGCGCAAGTTCCAAGTCAAGTTGCTTCTGACGGTCCCTAATGATTGATGTATCAGTCTTTGTCTTTTTCTCTTTTCCGTCATAAAGAAGAGAGGATGGGAGCTTTTTCTTTGCTTCTTCTGCTTTCTTTTGTGCATTATCGGCTAAGTCTGTGTATAGTTTAATATTGTCGTCGTAGCCTTTCTCAAGTTCCTTTTTTACTTTGAGAGTTTCAGCTTCCCTTAGCTTATTGACTTTCTTGGCACCTTCCTCTGTAAGCTTGTACATGCCGGCATAGTATTGAGTGAAATCTACTCCTGCTGTTATGGATTCACGTTCAGTTTTGCTTAAATTGGAAGTGTCTGTACCAGCCTTAGCAGTTGCATATTTAAACGTCCTATGATTAAAGACACCTTTCTTAACGGTGGCCTCTGTTAATTTGGCTTCATAGGCGTTTGCTTCAGCTTGAGCCCTCAATGCAGCGATTACCTGCGGAGCCATGCTTACCAACACCTTTTCAGCATCAGTGACGCTCTTTACACTCAAGCCTAACTGGTGGAACTTGTCTTTGTTTTGCTCTACCCACTTTGCTTTCTCTTGCGCTGTGGAGAGTCGCTTCCACGACCTTTGCAAAGAATTAAAGTCGGCTTCCATCTTGCCCGTTGATTCTCCGAGAGCCTTTGCCAATTCCTTTTGCTCCTCTGCCAACTTCTTTGCTTCCGCTTGTTGCTTCTTCTTTGCGTCAGCGGCTTTCTTGGAACCTAACGTAAAGGCAGTTAGTGCTCCTACAACGGTAATTAAGGCAGTAGCCAACAAGACGTAAGGATTAGCCTTTGCAACGGCATTGAAAGCGGCTTGTACTACCGTAGCGGCTTTGGAAACTATCACGTTCTTGCTCTTTGCAGCGGTATTCAAAGCAATAGCGGTATTCTCGGCTTTCGTTTGGAGAATACTGATACCACGCATCACATTGCTTTCCTCTTGCAAGCTATTCTGAAGTGTCTGTAAGGAATTGCTGATAGCCAACGTGGCTTGTAGCTTGGTCTGAATGGCTTGCAAATCCTCTTCTTTAGCACCAAACAAGCCTAATGCACCCGTGGCTACACCAATAACCGCATTGACATCACCGAAGCCCTCAGATATGGTATCGAACAATCTTGTGTCACTTGCACTACCGCTGATTGCCCTCTGAACGTCACCCCAAGCATCACGCAACTCACCTGCCTTTTCGGTAAGCTCATTCATGTGATTCCTCATTTCAACACCCTTAGCGGAAGCCTTCTCTTCAGCAGACAAATTACGATATTCGATAGTGAGGTTCATGAGGTCATACGTCACCTTCCTCAGTTGGGTCCTAATGCTTTCAGTTGAGTCCTGATTAAACTCTTGCTTGACCTTGTCGTATTCAGTCTGAAGGTTAATCAAATGCATCTTTGCATCTTGCAAACTCTCAGAGAACATATCGTATTGAGCTTGCAATTTAATCACGGAGTTCGTATCTCCTTTTGCCTTTGCTTTGTCTAACTCAATAGAAATTGTGTTCAGCTCATTGCCAAGAGTGTTCACCCTTTGTACCTGTTCGTCAACAGCCTTGCCTAACTGGAAGTATTGTTGAGATAACTCTGCGGCTCTCTTTCCACCTTCTCCCAACTCAGCGGCGGCTTGTGCGGCACTCAACTGGCTCTTGTTTAATTCATCAGTTAGGGTTGATAGTTCTGAACGTAAGGTCGCAATCTGATTCTTAGTGTTATCGTCTCCCACTAAATAGCCATCCTTGAAAGAGGAAATCTTCATTTGCAATTCCTCTATCTTCTCTTTCAACTGCTCTACATGGTCGAACTCCTCCTGTGTCTTGAATAGCATAGGAGCTTGCTCGCCCGTGAACATCTGCCTAAGAGCCATTATTTCGTCAAGTGCAGTCTTGTACTCGTTCATCTTCTGAGTCATGGCCTCCATTCTTTGAAGCTCCTTGCCTACATCGGACTCCAAAGACTCGAACTTTCTGAAGTCTCCTGCATCACGGGCTTCTAAGGCGGCATCACTCAAATCAACAATCGCTTTCTTGCTCTTGTTTATCTCCTTTTCATAATCTTGAATCAGAATTTGCAAGGAGGTCATTTGTTCCATAACACCATGTATGTCGAAACCTCTTCCGACATCTTGCAACAGTTCAGAGGTTTTCGTTACACTTGATTGGACTTGACGAAAACTTGCAATGAAGTCACTGTTGTCTCCTGTTATGGCAAATTTTAGCTCTGGCATCTATGACAATCTTTTCTACAAAGATAGCACAAAGTATTTAGTGACGAAATACTTTGTGTGTTTCATCTTCAAATGTTTATGATTTATTAACAAACCGAAATGAAGTTTTTTTGTCTATGGCACTTAAATATCAAGCATTATCACTAACTTTGCGAAAACCAAATCCATTACATCATGAAAAAGTACATCATTATCATGCTGACACTGCTAACCATCGTAGTGAGCAGTTGCGAGAAGAAAATAATAAAAGGCTTCTACCGAATTACCTTGACATACCATGAAGGTAAAGAACCAACGGCAGATATAGAAGCTTTAGGTAGAAACAAAAATGACTCCATCATACTAAAAGAACAGATGGATTTTGTAAGAGGATGGTATGACGAAGCTATACCCGAATTCCTTGACGAAGAAATTGCAAGGGTTAAGAAACAATACAAGGACAACCCTGCCATGATGGAACACCGAATAGAATCTGCATATAAGATAGCGGAAGAAATGTCTAATATGCAATTTATCCTTATGACACTAACACATAGTGAAGACTACCAACCAAAGGAGTTCTTCAAGGTTGCGAAGAAATACGGCACAGACTCTAAGGAAATGGAGAAATACATTCAAGAGAACCACCTTGAGGTCAATTACATACCACTAAACTAAAAGAGGATGTGTCGTGATAGGCACACCCTCTTCTCATGGAATTAAAAACAATCTATACCGCCAACATATCGTAACACTCTCGTTCCAATCTACGCATGATGATTGAGGTGCTATCGTTGATGCTCCTAATGTCGCCAACTAACAGCTTGCGCTCTCTGGAGTCCAATTCCTTCACACAGTCCTTGGCTAACGTGACAAGACACTCAAAGTGTTCTTCCATTTCAGAGATTAAGGAAAGCAGTATGGCTGAGTTCGACTTAGGGATGATAACTTCTGCCTTGGGCTTAACCTCTTTGGATTTCACCTCTTTGGACTTAGATGCCTTCACCTGTTTCTTTGGCTCTTCTTTTGGTTCTTCCTTCTGCGCCTTTGGTTTTGGAGCCGTGTGAACCAAACACCTATCCACCAATGCGTGTAACCAACGTCTGCCTTTCTCTGTCCAAACAAGATAATGAACAGTTTTTCCTGCCTTTACAACAGTGCGTGTGACGGTGAGCTTGTTGCGCGTGAAGTTGCTTTTCAATAACCACTCTTTGCTTCCATTCTGATAGAGGATTCCTACGGCTTCAAGTTCCTCGGTCAACGCCTGGGCACTGTTCATGCCTAACTCCTTTGCCATAGCACTCATAGAGAGTGTACCCTTTGCATTTAGCACCTCACGAGTGTAACGGGCATCATCAACAAGAGCAATCATCTGTTCGTAGAAGAGCTGCTTTGCCTGCTCCCTGGTCTTTTCGCTCCTCTCGCGCATTTCGCTTAACTCAGCGCTCAACTCGTCCATCCAAGTTGAATAATTTGCTTTAGTGTTCATTAGTGTTGGGAATGATAAAAGCAGGGCTAAGGTGTCCCACGTCTAATGAACCGTTGGAGCGTTTCCGCTTTCCCCACCATACCCTGCTTGTTAAACGTAAATTTGTCATAACTCATTAGTTTTAGGATAGGATTCAGACCTCTTTTAGTGTGTCCTTTTCCATATACAAATTTACGAAAATTCTTTTAATTATGCAAATCTACGACTATTTATTTATGCCAAAAATACAACTTTTTATTCATAACAATGCAAAGGTAGGCATTTATCCCGATTGCACCAAAATTAACCCCCTCAAAAATGCGATTACCACGCAAAATAAAATGTTAAAGAATCTTTATATTTTTGGAAAACATCCAAAATTCCCGAGAAAATGCAATTTTGTGTGTTCATTTCTCCCGATTTATTGTCACCACTTTTGCCAGATTTCGCACACACAATAAGAGGTTCAAAAAATCGCACTTGGAAAATGCTCGTTTTCTTCAGTTAAAATATAGTAAGGTGCTGGTTATTAGCGCATTGTAAGAAAAAGGGAACTGTCCTCACGGACGGTTCCATCAATAACACAAATACACGAAAGCTTTTAAAATACTTATCATTTACCCTATTTCCAATCCATTTCAAGGATACGTTTCATATTCTCCTTGTTAGGAGTGATAACATCTTCATCTTTATTCTTTATACTCATAGGGACTTTCTTCATTTCCTCGTCAGAGAGGAATATGCTTGTCACCTTGTCAGCAAGGGCAAGCTTTAGGAAGATAATGCTTCTTTCGTAGAGAATCTCCTGTTTGCTATATCCCATTTCCACTAATGGGTTGATGAAAGCGCCTATGATAGTCTTTCCTCCAAAAGTAAAGCTGTTTTTGTCTGAACGGTGCTTTATTTCGGACACCTTGTGCATCTTGTCTTGCTCTTTGTCCAAGCCAAGGTGATGTATAAACTCCTTCTCTTTGCTTCCTGAACGCAGTGCCATGATTAGAAGCGTAGCAATGTCTTCGTCTTTAGCCTTGAGGAAGAAGTCTTTACGGCTCTGAAAGGCTTTTATATCACTCACGGCTTCGTATGAGTTTTCAGCGGTGTAGTAGGAAAGTATCTCGCAACATTTCTCTTTTTCGGACTTCACTAAGCGCAGGAACTCTATGTTGAGATTCTTTCCGAGCCTTTCAATGTTTATTCCTAAAGAACTGACAAGACGACCTATAAGGAACGATTTGGCTAACGTCACGGGATAGAGATAGAAACTCTTGTCCTTTATTGTGAATAGCTGAGGTCGCTCTATTATCTCGTCTATTATTTCTGGCATCAAGTCTTTTTCCATGCGAATAGTGGCGGACTCGAACCGCCTTCTTTAGAATGTTCTAACGCTTTCTCCTGTTAAGCTAACTATCCAAGCGAACTATAAGCCGCTTGTGTCGCCTGCCGCACCATTGGTGTTTGCAGTCTCGTCGAGTGTCCAAGTTACGGTGTAAGGAGTGTCACCACTTTCAGCAGAGGACTTCTCTGTGAACGTAACGCTTTTAGTTGCCGAAGTTCCCGAGCCTGTGGTTGTGACTTTAACCGTTCCCCATTTCACCGTGTCACCTGTCTCTGCCTTCACTGCATCGTGCTGGACTGCCCATACAGCACCTTCAGCGGTAGTGTAGGTATCATCTACACCCACGGTTGAGCTTTCAATCAAGAAACCCTCACAAGTATCATCTTCTGGCTGAAGCATAATGCCATAGTGAGCATCTACAAGACCATCGACAGCAGGGAATGGAGCCTTGCGACCTTTTGCCTTACGGATGTTGTAGGCAAGAACGTAGGTGGAACGCTTGTACTTCACATCTTCGTTCTCACCACCCTCAATCTTGGCTTCGAGCTTGTCACCTTTGGTTGGTGTCAGTTCGGTAGAATCCTCGATAGGGGTTGCCAACTCGTAGGCATTTGAACCTGTTACGTCTGCGTTTTTGGTAAACAATCTACATTTACCCCATGATATTTTAGCCATAATCTACTCGTTTATCTGTTTGTATTCTATTTTGTTGTTTATGACATGAACATCTGCGCCATCCACTTCATAGACTCTTTGCTCTAATAAGCTTGCTCGGAAGTCGTCACCTCTGAACACTTCAAAGAGACTTTCTGCCAACTTGCAAAGCTCCGCTGTCCTTATCGTGTCCTCTTCTGCCTGATCGTTGATAATCAAGTCGGGAACGTAGATATTCACGTTTGCCGTGGCTACCTGCTTCTGACCATTCATATTAGCGAGTACAGACACCACAATATCCTCTTTTTGGGAATTGCGAGGACGTTTGGTCTTTCGTACCACTCCCGATACGGCTAATTGGAGTTCAGAGCCGATGATGTGGTTATAGATGTCATTTCTTATTTCACAATCAGATTTCATATACTCCAAGAGTTTATCACTTTGATAGCTTCTTCTTTTGCCCTGTTCAGTCGCTCGTCAACAACGGACAATGCCCATAGTCGTGTGGATTCAAGCACATCCTTATTCTTGATGGCTTCTACGTATGAAGCATAGTCCATTCCTGCTAAAACAACAAGAGCATATACATTGGAATACTCTTTCGCGAGATCGTTGACAAGTCGCATACCTTCGGAACGACCTTCTGAGCCATTTCTTACGGTATTAAAGGCTGACTGCATGTACTTCACACCATAGTCATACACAGCATAGCCTATCGAACTTCTCAGATTACCCGTATGGTCTATCCAGCTTACATCTTGGGAACGGTCTCTTACACGCGCTACACTTTCTTCTCCGAGCTTCGTCAAGGCTCTTAGGATATAAGCCTTCATCAGCTCTGCTGCCTTTATGAAAAAGGCATTTAGGCTACTTGTGGAGGGTGTGCTACATTCAACCTTCATTATGCCCAAATCTTACACTGAAGTTGGTATCTCGCAAAGCCTTTTACTTCAAGTTCGATTTTCTCTCTGCCCAAAGCGGTAAGCCTTATTCGCTCTCCTTTATGGAATTCCCTACAATTACGTGGTAGGTTACTGATAGTAAAGGAAAAAGTGTCAGTCACACCATCAGGCAGTTGGATGGTGTTGTTACGGCCTGCTGGGACAGCATCACACTTCCCTAAATCTACCCATTCGTGACTTCCTTGAACGTAATCTCCGTGTTCATCGTAATAGCCCGATGTCTCACGCAGGTACTCCAAGAAGTAGGCTTTCATGCTCAATATACCCATCAGCAGTTGATATAAACGGTTGGGTGAGGCTCAAGGACTACCTCGTCCTCACCGATGGAACCATAGAGTTTGTTTATCCGTGCAAGCAAGGCCTTCCGTTGCTGGTCTGTCAATGCGCCTATCGACTTGTCGGACTCGCTGAAATTGATTGATTGCAAGAGAGAGTAAAGACAGTCAGCCAATGCACCGATATAGCGATGGTCGGCAACCAATTCCGATGTGAAGCTTTCATCAAAATCTAACCCGCGCCTGATAAGCACATTCTCCACTAACCCTTCGGGGATAGGGTAAATCACTTCATCTATCAATGCATTGAAAACTGTCTTCATGTCAGTACTATGTTACGATAAGACTTTCTGTGTCAGCTTGCAACTGAGTCTTTTCCTCAGCCGAGAGCTTATTCACGTGACGGATGATAGTCGCGTCTGCGCTTGATGCGGTGAGGTTACCACCGTCGATTGCGTTCAGTGCAGCAACAAATCCCGACTTGCCGTACTTGTTACCAAACACAGTTACATAGACATCGTTAGTGTCAGCAGCCTCGGCAGTTTCATCTACCGACTGGCTCACGGTAGTGTCAATCATGTAAATCTGGTCTGGGTTCTCAATCACTGGAAGAACGTAAGCCTGTCCTGCGGTGAATTCCCTAAGCGGATCGGTCTTGGAGAACTTCGAGATAAGCTTGTACGTGTCGATTGTCTGATAGATAACGCCACTTACCTTATTGGTCACTTCAGCGAGACGTCCGTAAACGAGCGCACCCAACTGATTGTTGCATACACCGATTACCTTTGTATCGTCCCATGGCTTTACAGATTTCTTCACACCATCGTATTCGATAAGAACGGAGCGGTCAACGATTTCGAACGTCACACCTTTCGTATCATCTTCGAAAGCCTCTTGGAATGCCGTGGCGGTTGGGGTAGGGAGGATGGTATTGCTGTCGAAGGTCTGACCTCGATAGTTGGCAACAAGTTCCTTAGCGCCTGGTGTCTTCTTCAAGAGGTTGAAGCGAGACTTGGAAATCCAGAACTTGGTGATAGTGTTTCCGTCTTTGTCGGCTTGGTCGATGATGTACTTCAAATCATCAACGGTAAGGCCGTCGGCTGCACTATCAATGCCATAGGTATTCTTGTCGAGGTAACCGAACTTCAGACGAAGCAATGCACCGTCTTTGTCCTCGTCACGAACAGCCACATAGCCATGAGAGAGACCGAAGAGGAACGCATACTCGTTGCGCTCGTCGATACCAACGGAGCAAGCAACTGAGTCGTTTGCGAGTCGTCTTTGGATTTCAGCCGTGTTACCGCCCTGTGCTTCCATGTAGTTGATAGTATTGATGTCAGACTCTTTCATAGTCTTCTTCATACCCTGCTTTGGAAGTTTGCCTGTAGCGGTCTCGATGCTACCTCTTGACTTGAGTGGCAGTGGAGAGTCAACGGAAACGTAGTCGGCAGCTACATAGGAGGTGTCAACGGTGTCGGCTTCCCACTTGTTGTCTGGTGAATAAACCCTACGAAGGATGGATGTGTCCTTGTGGTAGTATGTAAGCTGATTGTTACGCTTTCCGTTAATCTTCTCAATCAGTTTCTGCAACACAGGAAAGAAGCGCAACACATACTTTGCAAATAATGATTCTTTCATAATTCTTTGATTTAGTCGTGTTCAAAACGGATGTTTGGTACAGCAGCCAAGAAAGCTGACTTGATACTGTCAATAGCGTAAGGAAGAGCCTTGTCGTTTACCTCTCCATCAGTCATGATGCCGATGAATGGTTCCTTTGCAGAGGTAGTCTCTACGCAGATACCCTTGTAAACGTGTCCTGCTGGCAAAGAGCCGTAAGCTCCGTTGCTAATAGGCATAGGCTTGTACTTCTCGGTACTTGTCTCCATGATAATCACATGGCCACAACGGATGAATTCCTCGGTGTAGCCTGTCAGGTCGAGGACTCTACCACCCTTGATTCCATCACCATAATGACGGATGATGATAGAGTCTTTACCTAACTGAAATCGCTCATTCGAGCCAATGTCAATAACACTCATTTGATTTCTAAACAATTACTGGTTAAATACTATCAGCAAGGTCTTGCAGTTCATTTTCGGACAACGGCTCAATCTTATCCGTTTTCTTCGTAGATGCTGAACCTGCTGCCGATGGACCAAGCTTGCTGAGTCCTTCATTCGCACGCTCTTGATTCAAAGCGGCAAGGTCACTTTCGACTTCGGACTTAAACTCCTCAAAATCCTCTTCCGTGTCGAATTGCATACGGTCAAAGTTCTTCAAGATACGCTTACCAAAGGTACCTGTGTCCTTTACCAATGCGGAGAGTGACTCACGGCGAGAATTCGTGACTCGTTCTGCTTGCATGGTCTGAAGCTGCTGTTGCATGAGCTTGTTGGTCTCAATCAGTGCTTCCGCCCATTTAGGCATTTCATCTTCAGTCTTTTTCTCCTTTTTGTTGCCGGGCTCTTTCTTAGGTGTTTCCTCTTTCGGAGTTTTTTCCTCTTCGATAGGTTCGTCAACTTTAGGCTTTCTGCTCTCTATGACGCGATTTGCTGTCTTTTGAGCAATAGCAAGATAAGGAATCGCAGCATTAACGGACTTCTCCACTTCTGCTTGTACTTCCTCGTCTGAGGCTTCTTCTTTGAGCTCAAGGTTATCGGCAATATCCGCAGCAATACCCTCTAACTCAGCCTTGTTGAACCCCAACGCCTTTACTTCGGGTTTCGTCTTTAGGCAATTTAAAACTAAAACAACGTACTTCTTCATTTGTTTTTAAGTTACGCAAGCGAATAAATTAATTAATTCAGTGCAAAAATAATGTAAAAGTATTTAATAACCAAATACTTTTGCAAAATATTTAAGAATAAATTAAGCTTTTTAAGGCAATTTATGCCTTTATCATCTATTCTTCTTTAAGCCCAACTTCTTTGCACGATTGTAAACAGCTACTTCGTCAATGCCAAGTTGTGTAGCAATGTACTTTGCACTCCGATGACTGTAAAGCTTTTTAATCAGAAAATCATCGTCAGCAGAAAAATTATGACTCTTTGCAACGCCCATCTTCTGCATGACACGATGGATTGACCAATAGTTTCTTCCAAGTTCCTGTGCTATCTCGGTAATGCTCTTATCGAGACAATGCACTTTGATAAAAAGCAGTTCTTGCTCTGAAAAATGTTTTCCTCTACTCATATTATAATTTATTTAGCATCCTCCCATTCGGATAATTGTTTATTATTCTTACAAACTTGATAGTGAACACATAATCTACGAACTCTGGCCACCTGCCTTTCCTTAAGCACACCGCAGATTGATATAATGGGATTATCATCTCTACGCATTAATTTGGAAAATGCACATGACATACAAGTACAAACTTTGATTTCGCTCTTCTTTTTCATATTCATTCTATATTTATTCAGTTTCTATATTCACTTCGTAGGTCTTTATCTTAACTCCGTCAACATCAGTTGTAATATGACTGACGTTAACGTATTCAGGTTCGACCCACTCGATAGGCAGGTGAGCTTCGTTCGGGAAGAGTGGTGCTTTGAATTTCCCAATCGGCGCGTCACCATGTTCCCGTAGTATTTGCCCGATGCGACCATAGAGGTCACTGAGCATCATGTAGTGCTTTGGCATAGGCTTTTCTACTTTAGTTCAAAGTCCGTTCGTTGATGATTCGCTTGAAGTGTTCTTTCAGTTCCTTATCGTCTGCGTGAGGATAGGACTTCAGCACTTCAATGAACTTGTCACGTCCAAGTTTCCTGTAATACTTGATGAAGTCTTGACGGCAAAGGTCGGCTGGTTCGCCTGGTTCAATGGCTTTCTCACGACCTGCCTTGTCTGCTTCGACGGAGCACTGGAATATGTCCTTGCCTTCCTTGTTGACGATGACATAAGTGTGATTGCCAACTTTGATTTGCCCATAGTATCGGGCAATGGAGAAATGGCTGTTCGCCCAAAACTCTTCTGTCATGCATATAGGTGCAAAGGTTGTATTCATTTTGTTGTGTTATCGTTTTTATTGTCTGAATTGTCTGTCTTGTCAATCCGTATCAGTGAGAAGTGGCAGATTACGAAGAGGTAAGCAAGTCCTGCAAACCAATGCCAGAAGTCATAAAAAAAGAAGTGTAGGTATTCCATAATCAATAAAGTTCTTTAAAATGGGTAATTACAATTGCGTGGTTTGTCATAACTTATACTGATAATGTATTTCCAAAAATAGATAGTGTAGCCAATCTTGCGTGGTTTTGTCGCTCCACAGGTAGGATTTGAACAAGAACATAAACTTCTATGAAAGTCGATAAACCGTTCAAAAATCCAAAATGGTCTATTGTAAATTCTGATAGTCATTTGTCCTTTTTAATAAAGTTCATTGTATCGTTCCACTTCATCCTCAAACCGCTTTTTGAGTGCGATGAGGTGTTGAATTTCGTCCTTGCTTGCTCTCGGACAACCGTTGTGCCACGATTCCAAGTTAGGCTTTGTCTGATTAAATTCGTGCGCCCATTCGCAATACTTCTTCCATTCCTCAAACTCGTCTATTGACACTTTGTTATCAACGATAAACACGATGTCTGAAAGATTGAGGTAGTGCGTTTCGGCATAGACGTAGATTCCGGTAGTATCATCACCTACCCAATAGCCGTAGCAAGCCGACCAATCGAATTGCTTGTGCAACTCGTTAAGATATGCTTGTATTGCTTTGTCGAGATTGTTTCGTAGTTCGTTCATATCATTTAAATTTGATAATAAATACATCTTTGTCGGTTGGCGCACCCCAATCGGGGTTACCACGCCCGATTGTCAATCCTTTTACTTCCCATAACATCGTTCTCTTAGTGTAGCCGTAATGAAAGCGGACGTGGGTATAATCCTTGAATGTTCCATCACTGTTAAGCAACCTTTTACGCCAGTAAGGTTTATCTTCCCTATACTCTTCAGACTTGACATTAGACTCTATCATATTATACCATCCTTTTTTAAGATGTAGGTCAAGTATTTTCATTTGTTTATCCATGTTGTTTAAATTAAAATTGTAAGTCAATCGTATAAGTTCCCCACGAAAGAGTTAGTATGTAGCCTTTCAGCCACGTTAAGCTGATTGAAGGTAGCAACTCAAACGTGTATCGGTGTTTAATTATAGTCAATACCATAATGAGGAGAAAATTTAGGATAATAACATAAAATTGCCTGCGGTATTCCTTTTTTGTCTTTGGAATAATCTTGTCCGCCATAGCAAGGGCATTGCCAACACTCAGCATCATCCACCTTTACATGGTGGATTGTTCCTACTGGGAAGGACAAAGAAGCACCATGAGGGCAACTCCTGCGAGTGTTGTCTTTGTTGTAGATGTTTTCACTTGTCATAACTATTTCTTTTTAAGTGCTATTTGTAGTTTCACTATAAACTTCCTCGTTTCCTCCAACATAGAAAAGATTATGCCATAGTCCTTTTCTGCTTCTGCTGTGTGGATAAAAGCGAGTGCTTCTACAAGTTCTGTGTCAGCATTATCGGATGCCATCAATTTAGACAAGAGCTGAACAGACATTTTCATTGCTTCGTCTTTTGTCACCATAACTAAATAAGTTTTTGTTCTTGTAATTTTATTATCATTTCCACACAAGCATCAATCATATTGTCATGCATATCTGTTTCAATTTCAAACATATCTCCATTATATTCATTCTCATAAAAGAGATAATATTGTAAATCTTCCTTTTCAATATGTAATTTCAAATCCTCTTCCTGTTTGTTCATAATGGTGTATGGAATTTCATCAAGAAGAGTCTGAAGTGACCAGCATGGAATTAGTTCCCAATACTTATCCCATCCGACAAGTCCTTCATCAAATACGTTTCGCATTTCTTCTACTGTGTAAAGATTGGCTGAATATTCGTCGGTATAATTAACCCCTTTAATAGAGTTATTACACCAAGCCATATCAGCACTATCATGTGGCAGAAACTCAGCCAACACACGGCTTTGTTCTACAGAGGTATAACTTTTAATTGTTGCCATAATTATTTCTTTTTAAGTTTTTCAATAAGTGCATCCGCATACGCACATGCGGATTCGGCACAGTATTCTGCAAGCGTCTTACCTTCTGCTTCGGGTCCGAGTCCGTGTCCACAGGCTAATATTGCGGATGCTGTTCGCATGATGGTAGGCAGCATTTCCTTTGCGATTTCGTATCGACGCTGGTTCCTGTCGATTATGGGTTGGCTCATGGGGTTTATGGGTTTAATGGGGTTAATCAAATTCAATGCTTTGTTTTTTTTATATCCTACGGAAAGGATTTTCGTGCCATCCGTGAAACTCGTTTAATTCGTAGTATTCACTATCCACGCATCGCGTACTTGCTGATACAATTCTGCCAGCACCTCGTCAGACTCACCACCGTGCATGTGGCTCTCCAGAACCAAACGCAGGATTCCCTTCACATGGTCGAAGTCCTTCCATCTGTCATTTCTGACGTTGTGGTCGTGCTGCCATTCTGCTCCATCATGGAAAGCCTCCATCAAGTCGTAGCCGTCGGCCTTTACATCTCCGAAGAAATCGTCAGCACTCTCACCTTCCAAGCCTTGCCCGTAGGCAATGTCTCTCACGTAGTCGCTCTCAGCACTTTCCAGGTCTGTGTCGAACCTTCGGCCCCGTCCAATCTCGGTGCGGAGGGCACGCTGTGCTACTTGCAATGCTCCTTTCAGATGCTTGTTTCTGGCACCATTGCAACAAGCCGTAATCACGGCCAGTGCATCATCGTAAGTCATTGGAAATTCGTTCATAGTTCCATTTTTTCGTTTTTTCTATAATTAAATGAGATTATGTTTTGATAGTTTTATAATCGTCACATCTTTGCCTCTGAATTTTATTGTTCTCATAATCGTTAGTTGTTTTCTTTTTCTATTTTTACTTTAACCCACCCATCTGAAGCTGATACAGACAAGATAATATTAAAGTCGTTATCATTACAATCACTGCAATAATCTGCAACCGCAAATTCAATTTTATCAATAAGGGAGTTTTCGTCTTTTAGTTTCATGATTGATTAGTGTTCTTTTCGTGCTTTATATTTTACATTCCCAGTAGTCCAATACCAATGAAGTTTTCCCCATATAATTTCAAAAATGAAATACATGTCAAATCTTGTGCATGCAATGTGAAGGTGTGGCATTCCGAATAAAGGCTGATGTCTTACCCAATCACACCACATCCAACTATCATTATACTTAAAATGTTTATGAAAGATGTGCATAACTTATTTTTCTTTTAATTTGATTATCAACCATTCTAATTCTTTTTGTCTGCGTTCTTTGCAAAAACGGCAGTTGCCTTTGTGGGCATAGCCATAATAACCATCTATTTTAAGATATTCACAAGAATCTATTTGGAGAATTTTAAATTGAACCAACTTTGTTGATTTGTTTGTTTCTTCACTGCACCCCACCATCATCAAAGCAGTAAGTGCCAATAAAATAAATTTTTTCATAATTTGTTATGTTGTAAATATCTTTTCATAAATATTTTTAATGATTTTTGCATCATACAAGGCATTATGTTTAGTGCCTTGAATTACATCAGCAATTGCTTCTCTTGATTTATCAAATGCTTCTGTTTCGCTTATACTATAGTACAAAGCAATATCTTGGTTAATATCGTGACAAGAAGGGTTGATATTTTTTGGTAAATCAAATGCACCCCCAAATATGTCAATGAAAAGAACCATATCATAATGACATACATCAGACACCAACTCAACAAAATCATATTGTTTTAACCATTTTGAAAGCATGGTTTTAATGAAATCCTTGTCCCCAATGATAAACCAATCATCAGACTCGTAGTCAATTTTGTTTGAATCATTAATAAGATTATTTAGGACATTTTTCTGAATCCACTCATCACATTGTGACTTATCAAAGTCATTAAATTCAGCATAAAATGTTCTTCCGTTTTCATCTACCATGCCGAGTGATATAAGTGTAGTGTCTTTATGAAGTCCTGTAAATTCTGTATCAAAAAATATTTTCATTTTTCTTGTAATTTAATAATTGTTTGATAATTGCAAATCTTAGCATCAACACCATAAATATCGGTGTGGAACATAAGCCCACCTTCGTATTCGCACAGATACCTTAGTGGTGCTACATTATCACCCATACCGACATAGAGTTTGATGTCATTTGGTATATGCTCTATGAGTTTTTTGAGCTTTCCAACACTAAGTTGTTTCCCTTTGTTGCATAGCATAAAATTACGGTTTAATTACCATAGACTACCCCATGTTTGTTGTTCACTTTTTGTTTGCAATTCAATGCTGCCATCCTCATTGGCTGGGATGGTTTGGTCGGTGACAAGAGTGCTGCCCTCCCAATGCCAGTTGATAACATAGGGTGTGATTACGATGTTAGGCTTGATGTATTGTTTCATATTAAATTAGGTTTTTCAGTGTAAACACAATCGCATCATCGACCGCTTTTGCATAATCATCATAAAATTTCCAAGCGAAGTGCTGTTGTGCTTTCTCATTGATGTCCTGCAAATGTTTTGTGTTGAACATACCCTCAACAACAGGTTTATAATAGGTAACATATTTATTGGGCTTGTCTTCCCTCACACCCAACTCAATATAGATATGGATTCCGTGTACTTGTCTTAACCAATCCATTACCATGTAAGGTGTAGGTGCAAGAAAGCATGGGTTATTAGGATTGTCTTTGTATGCTTTTGGAGCATTTATAAATTCAAACAACCATGCTTGTGGGTCTTTGTAAAACAATCTACAAGGCTCGTTAAAACCTTTCTCTTTGAGTAGTTTTGCTATCTCAAAGGACACGTATCTTTCCTCAATCATTTCAGTTTTTCAATTAGTTTGTTCAATTTATCATATTGTTTTCCAATGTACATTGGGATTGTTCCAGGGTTATACTCTAATGTTTCTATCTCTCCTTTAATTATATAATATATTCCTTCCACTAAAGGGTATGTTGCAATCGAGAGTGCGAATGTAATAGCATTTATGATGCACACAGGTAAATACCCCAATATCCACAAAGTCCGTAGAATGTAAATCATAATTTCTCGTTTTCTTGTTCCAGTATCTTGTAATCGTTATACAACAAGTCGTAATCCTTTTGTAGAGCATCTTTCTGATGTGACATCTTGATATAGTAACGATTCACTTCTTCAAAACGGAATTTACACCAAGCAATTTCATCTTGTGCTATTCGTAGTTCCTCACGAAGATTTTTAGATATTGCCCTTTCTTTAAGCAGACAATCATCGAGCCTTGCGATGATTGTCTGCCGCTGCTATCAGCAATAGCGAAATTGCTGTAATCATAATTGTTGTTCCCATGATTTTGATGTTTTATTAGGTTTTACGTTCAAATTTGTCACACGCCTTTTGTGAAAGCATTACTTTATAGTGTCGAAGGAACTTTTTACCCAACGTCCTTGCCAAGCAGATATACATCATATTCCACCGTGGATTAGGAACACAATGCTTGCAATTTCTGCATCGTAAGGCAGTTTTCATTTCTTCTGCCTTACGTGCTTTCTCTTCTTCAACTCTCCGCTTCAATTCGGCTTTGAGTTCTTCGGTTGTGTAGTCTTTTAGTTCCATGCTATTCTTCTACTACTTCTTTTTTAAACTCGCCATCGACAAGTTTGTACCAAGTATCTTCCATGATACGCCTACCATCGACGTATTCTGTTTTTACGCACTTTGGTTTCCAATGGTCGTCAGCATCATCCCAGTACCACTCTGCAAGGGTAATCCAAGAGCCTTTCTTTGCTTTTGCTATCGAACCATTCCCTGCGCACATGATAACAGAATCATTGCCAGTGCTATTTATCTTTGCATAGTTACCGCTGCTGCCAATCTTTGCATAGTTACCGCTGCTGCCAATCTGTGCATCGTAACCGCTGCTGCCAATCTGTGCATCGTCACCGCTGCTGCCAATC